TCGCTAAAACTCAATGAGACGTACCACTACCTGACCGCTTCGGTCTATCAGCAGATCGCCGCACTGGCCGAGCAGGGCCGGACGCAGGAGGCCGTAACGGCCGCCACAGAGGCGTTCAAGGCCGCGAGCGACGGCATGGCGTCCGACATTACCGCCCGCCTCGGCCTGCTCGAAAGAGCGTGGAAGGGGGTCACGGATGCGATCACCGAGACGTGGGACGCGGCAAAGAACGTCGGTCGAGAGCTGACGCCAGAGAAAGAGCTGCAAAACCTGCTTAAGCTGCAAAAAGCACGGCAAGACATAGAGGCCCGCGACCCGTCGCAGCGCGGCCAAGACGTCAGCGCGTCTTTCACGGATGCCCGCATCAAAGAGCTACAGGCGCAGATCGCCGCCACGCAGAAGCAGGCGGCGGACAAGACCGTGCAGAGCGAGGCGGCCGCCGCAGCGGCCCGGCTCGACCAGTTTAATAAAGAATACGCCTCGCCCAAGGAAAAGAAGGAGCGGGAACTCGCCCGCGTAGCCGCAGACTTCGACAAGCTCGCTGCGGCTGGTCAGGTTGTCACGGCGGAGCAACGCGCCGCCGCGATTGCCAAGATCGAGGAAAAGTACAAGCCGAAGAAAGACCGCACCGTCGGCCAAATTGCCAAGTCGCAACTGGCCGCCGATCTGGAAACAATCAAAGCCGCCGCAGATGCGCAGATCGCCACCTTTGCCAACGCCGAGCGCATTCTCGACGCGCAGCGGGCGGCGGGGCTTGTGTCGGAACGCGATTACTTCGCCAAAAAGGCCGAGTTCATCAAGCAAAATGACGCGGCCCAAGTCGACGCGCTGGAGCGCGAGCTTGCGCGCCTGCAAACCGAGAAGCTCAGCGGCGCGGCCAAGATCGACAATGACCGCAAGATCACCGAGACGCAGGCCAAGCTGACCAAGGCCCGCACCGCAGCGGCCACAAACGCGCAAGTCGTGGCGATCCAGGAAAAGGCCGCGAATGACAAGATTGCACAGTCTTACAAAGAGGTCACCGACGCAGCGGCCGCCTACATCGCCGCCGTCAATCGCCAGACCGACCGCAAAGTCGCCGGCATCGGGATCGGGGAAGAAGCCCGGACCGAGCTGGAGGCGTTTGGCGCGATGCAGGAGAAGCTGATCGCCGCGCGCCAGAAGCTCGACCAGCAATTGAGCCGCAAAGAGATTGACCAAAGCCAATACACGGCGTATCTGTCCGTCGCCCAAAAGACGTACGACGATGAAGCGGCCGCGTACATCGCCAGCCGTGAGAAAATCAAGGCGGCGCAGTCTGACTGGACGAATGGCGCGAGCGAAGCATGGGAGAACTACAAGACCAAGGCCCGCGACGTAGCCGGGCAGAGTGAGGCGGCTTTCACGTCGGCCTTTGACGGACTCACCTCCGGCATCGCGTCCAGCGTCTCCCAGGCGCTCGTCTATGGCAAGAGCTTGGAGGACGGCCTCAAGTCGGTCGCCCTCAGTGTGGCGGACGCGTTTATCGCGGCGTTTCTCAAGATCGCTATTCAGCAGCTCGTCATTGACGCGATGACGGGGTCGGCCTACGCGGCGAGCGCGTCGCTGCAAGCCCAGGCGCAGGTCGCAATGGCGGGCCTCAATGCCTTCTCCGCGACTGCCGCCATCCCTATTGTCGGCCCGGCACTCGCCCCCGCCGCCGCAGCCGCCGCTATCGCGGCGACAGAGCCAATGGCCGCCGCCGTTGCGAGCCTCGCCGCCGCGAGCATCGCGGGGGGCCGCGCCATCGGGGGCCCGGTCAGCGCGGGCGGGCTGTACGAGATCAACGAGAAGCGCCCTGAGGTCTTGAGCCAAGGCGGCAAGGATTACCTCTTGATGGGCGGGCAGGGCGGCTTGATCCGCCCCAATACCGACCCAGCCGCGAACGTGTCGGGCCGAAGCAGCGCCAGCAACGAAGCGCCGATTACCATCATCAACCAGACGACCGGCCGCGTGGATAAGGTCGTCGAGCAACGCTTGAGCAATGGCGAGCGGGCGCTTATCATTCAAGAGGCCGTGCAATCCGTCGCGGCGCAGTTCTCCAACCCGAACAGCCCGGTCAGCCGGTCATTTTCCGCCAACTACGGCGCGCAGAGGTCCAGGGGATGACCACGATCACGCTCCCGAGCTACTTTAAACCCGTCGTGCAGGGGTACGCGATCAGCGACCCCGGCGGCGTGCTGCGCACAGAGGTCGCGGGCGGATCGCCACGGTACGGCCTCGACTGGGATCGCGGCCCGCAGCAGTACACCGTGACGCTGATCCTTGACGGGCAACTCTTCTCACTGTGGACGGTGTTCTACCACCGGGTCATCGCCAAGGGGTCGCTTGAGTTCACCATGCCGCTAGACTGCGGCTTCGGCGTGCAGCCGGTCAGCGTTAATATCGTGCCAGACACCTACCGCGCGGAGCGGACGTCCGGCATCATGACCGTCGTCTCCTTCCGTGTGGAAGCGGAAAACCCGGTTTATGACATGACGGACGAAGACGCCGAGAATATGCTCGCGGTTTACGCCCTATACGGACCGGGGCTGAATAGCTTTTTGGACCGCCTGCATATCTTCGCCAATTTCGACTTGGGGGTCTTGTGAGTCTCAGCATTGACGAACGGCTGCGCCGGTTCTGTGCCAGCGCGCCACAAAACAAGCGCATCGTTAAAGTGCTGTCCATAAGCCATTCGGCGATGTCCCAGACCTTCCACCTGTGGCGCGAGCCTTACGCCGGCGCGGTCACGGATGGCGCGGAGACGCTGGCTGTCCAGCCCGTCAACTTCGACATCAAGCTCGCCAGCGACGAGGGGACGCTCGATCAGCAATACACGATCCAGATCGACACCGTGGACATTAACGACGAGTTTGTCGCGGAGCTGGATCGTATCGGGCTGACCAGTACGGAAAAGATTGTCGCCACTTACCGCGAGTATCTCAGCGACGACTTGACCGCGCCGTGTGCGTCGGTCGCGCTGCAAGTCGAATCCGTGGCGCGGGTGAAGGGCGCGGCCAGCCTGTCCGCCGTTACGCCGCGTCTCAATGTCACGCGCACGGGCGAGATTTACAGCCCGCGCGACGTGCCGATGCTGAGAGGCTTCCTGTGAACGTGGCGGGCTACCAAGCCAAGACATACCCGGACCCGCCTTGCTGGGCGCTTGTTGCGGACGTGTACGCGACGGAGCGCGGCGAGCCGGTCACGGAGTATCGCACGGTTACGAATACGATCCGGGGCATTGCTGACGCCTTCCGTCTCGCCCTGCACAAGGGCCAGCACGGTTTCAGCCGCATCGACGCCCCGGTCGAGTTCTGCGTCGTGCTGATGGGCACGCGGCCCGACGTGGGGCTGCACCATGCAGGCGTGTACTACCAAGACCGGGTGTTGCACGCTACAGAGGCCGGAGTCCTCTATCAAGACATGGCGAGCCTGTCCGACAAATACCCACTTATGGAGTTCTGGGCCAGATGATCAGGATCGTCCTCTTTGACCACCCTTTCGAGCCAGCTCCGCCTCACGTCATGCACGCGGAGAGTCTGGCCGAGTGGTTGCTCGACCGTTACGGCGACGCCCCGACGGTGCGGGTGCAAATTTTCCTCGGTGCGCCGTCCGTCGAGTCAGATCTTACCGGTAACGCAGACGCCATTCTGGCCGTGCCAGACGGGGCGGTCGTCACGGTGCTGGAGAGTCCGGGGAAGGGTAGCGGGGTCGTCGACGCCATCGCGGCGTCATTTAACTGGGCCACATATCTCGTGTACCAGACGGGGAAGGCGGCCGCCGCTATCTTCGGGGGGAAGCCGGGAATGCCGGCCAACGTCAACCGCACGCAGGCCAGCCCCAACAATGGCCTCGGCGCGCGAGAGAACCAAGCCCGGCTCATGGAGAGGGTCGAGGACATTTTCGGCACGGTCCGCGCCATTCCGTCGCTGATGATGCCGACATATAATAAGTATAAGAACCATCGAAAATATGAGTACGGCTATTATTGCGCGACGCGCGGTTACGCAGACGTGGCTGATCTTAGCGACGCAGACACCTTGATCGCGGACATATCCGGGGCGAGTGCGGCGGTATATGCGCCCTTTACCAGCCCCAACTCAGGCGATGCGCCGCAACTCCAGATCGGCGCTCCGATCATCGACGCTATCGTGACGGTCACGCGCGCGGAGGAGGTGGACGGCATCACGCTTAAGGCGCTGAACCAAGTGCAGCTCCCGACCAGCGCTAGCTACACCTTTACCCCCGACGTCG